CCCGAGCAGGCGATGCAGCACGCCGACGACCTGACCCGCGCCGCAGCCATCGTGCTGCAAGCCCGCGCGGCCCACTAACGCACTCATCGAAGCCTCGGCCCGCAGCCGGGCGCTGAGCTAACCAACGGGAGATAGCAGACATGCAGCATCCGAACGACACCAAGCGCCCCAACTCCAACAGCGGCAGTCGCGGCCAGTTCCTGCGCAACCGCTCGCGGATGGCCCACACGTCGGCCATCGCTCACATGGTCAACACCCCGCTGGGCGCGCACCTCCCGCTGGTGCCGTACATCCTGCGCTACGGCGTCACCTTCAACGCTGGTCGCAACAAGGCCAAGCGCGAGTGCCGTCAGCAGGCCGCCTAACAACACCACCCCTCGGCCCGCAGCCGGGGGATGTAAGGGGAGAGAGATATGAAGGTTCTCGGCATCACAGAGACGGAAGGCAGCTACTACACCAAGAAGCGCGCTTACATCGTCCAGATCACGCACGACGAGCTGGCGAAGGTCGCTGACAAGGCCGGATACCGTGATGACTTCCCGGAGCTGAAGGCTGGTCAGGACTACCCGATTGACGAGGGATACGACTTCCGGCGCGAAATCGTAGATGCGGTCAAGCAGATGCAGGCTGCGCACGAGAAGTTCTCGGCTGCTGCGGCGACCATGGCCCGCTTTGCCAGCCTCGTCATTCCTCGCGCTGACGCCCCGGAGGCCGCATGACCTCCCAGGCCCTCAATCGCAGCGTGGATGTGCTTCAGGTCATCGCGAGGCATCGTGACGCGCATAAGTCGCTGTCGGAGACGGACGCCTATAGCGCGCAGGAGTACCCGCGCCTGGCCGCGACTTACGACGCCGTGGCCGAGCTGATCGAGGCGCTCTCTGAGTGCGTGGCCGATATGCAGGCCACCGAGGAATTCTACGGCAAGCATCCGCGCGCTCAGGAAGTGCTCGCCCGCGCAACCGCCGCCCTCGCCGCCATCGGTGCGCAGCCATGACCGCCGCCATCCGCCAGTGCCGCGACACCCAGGCCATCGCCGACTTCCAAGCGGCCCGTCTGCGGTACAGCCAGCCCGAGCCGTGCCAGTTCTGCGCGGTGGAGGACGAGGCGCCGGCAGACCTCATCAGCGAGGACTTCGCCATTGCGGTTATCGGCGTGGCGGTCCTTGTGTTTCTCGCCATCTACTTTGCTTGGGGGATTGCATGAACGATCAGATCAAAGACGGCGGCTCGGCCTTCCCGGTTAGCTTCGCCATCGCGAGCTCGCGCGGTCGTGCCCATGACGTTCTCCCATCGGGCGGCATGACCCTGCGCGACTACTTCGCCGCGAAGGCGATGCAGGGAGCCATGGCGGCATATGCCGGCCCCCATAACGGGTTCCCTGGATACGCAGAACTGGCCCGCGATTCGTACAAGCAGGCTGACGCCATGCTCGCCGCCCGGGGTGACGCATGAACGCCTACCGCATCCCGAATCACGACGGATACCTGCTGGCCGGCTCTAGCGCCGATCAGCGCGAGCCAACCGACGAGGAAATCTCGGATCGCACGGAATACCTGGTCCCGCTGATCGTCGCCAAGCACCCGCACCCGAGCGAGTTGCTTGCGCAGGAAATGGGCGCTCCGGAGTGGGACAAGCAACTGGACACGCTGCTGCGCGAAAAGGACGACTGCGAGCTGGGCCGGCTGGTGCGACGCATGTTCGTCGCTGGCGCCAAGGCTGAGGCGGAATCGCTGGCCGATGCCGAGCTGTGCTCCAACCCGGACATCCAGCAGAGCATGTTGCTCAAGCACATCGGCGCAAGTCCGGTGGAGTGGTGGCTGCGGGAGATGTTCCTGTGATGTGCGACCTGCTCACCGATCCCTACATCGCCGAACTGCGCGCGATGCACAACTACATCGACGCCACCCTCGCGTGGCTCGACACCCTTAACCCGCCGCCTGCCCCGTCCAACCTGTCGCTCTCCCCCGACGCTGGGAAGGACGGGGTGGGTGGCGGACTTCTTCCTTGCATGGAGTAGTCGCATGAACTTCGAAATCCGTAATCGCTGGTCCGGTGTCGTGCAGTTCTCCTGCGAACTGAGCGCCGAAGTTGCCGGCATGTCCTATGGCTTTCAGCTTGGCTTTGCGGTCAAGAAGGCGCGCGATAGCGGTGCCGACCTGCGCGGTGCCGACCTGCGCGGTGCCGACCTGCGCGATGCCGACCTGAGCGGTGCCTACCTGAGCGGTGCCGACCTGCGCGGTGCCGACCTGAGCGGTGCCTACCTGCGCGGTGCCGTCCTGCGCGATGCCGACCTGCGCGGTGCCGACCTGAGCGGTGCCGACCTGAGCGGTGCCTACCTGCGCGGTGCCGACCTGCGCGGTGCCTACCTGAGCGGTGCCGACCTGCGCGGTGCCGTCCTGCGCGATGCCGACCTGCGCGGTGCCGACCTGAGCGGTGCCGTCCTGAGCGATGCCGTCCTGCGCGGTGCCGACCTGAGCGGTGCCGTCCTGAGCGATGCCGTCCTGCGCGATGCCGTCCTGAGCGGTGCCGTCCTGAGCGATGCCGTCCTGAGCGATGCCGTCCTGCGCGATGCCGTCCTGAGCGGTGCCGACCTGAGCGATTGTCCGGTCAAGATCGAGAACATTCACTCTGCCGTCTACGAGGCTGCGTCGAAGCCTGACGCGCTCAACATGGGCATGTGGCACGCCTGCGAAACGACCCATTGCCGCGCCGGCTGGGTTGTCGCGCTCGCTGGCGAGGGTGGCCGCGTACTTGAGTGGGCATACGGCACGCCCGCTGCCGCTGCGCTGATCTACATGGCGAGCGATCCGAAGCTTGAGCGCATCCCGGACTTCTACTGCGGCAACCAGGAAGCGCTTGACGACATGCGCCGGCTTGCCGAAGCGGAACAGTCCGCATGAACAGCTCGATCTTCCACGCCCGCCGCAGCGAACAGTACCGCCCGCGAAGCAACGATGAGCGCAGGGCGGAATGGGCGAGCAAGTTTTACTCCCAAGGCCACCACCGCACGCCGCAGAAGCCGCGCGTGAGGGTCGGGCACAGGCCGCAGCACTGAGGGGATGAGGATGACTGCTTGCCCGAATTGCAAAAGCTTTCGAATCGGCAGTTTTCGACTCGACAGCGATTGGGGGGACGGTGGCGACTGGTGGGCCGCTAACCCCGAGGACGCCGGATACACGCCGAAAGACCTCAAGAGCTTCGCCAACAACGAGCGTCCAGACATTGAGTGCAACGTCTGCTGCGAGTGCGGAACCTGTTTCTGAACAACCCCCGCGAGCTGCTGGCGTACTCCTGGTGTACGGAAACTGACAGCAGCAACGGACCCCTATTCCCAAGCGTGCCGGCGCATCCCGGCAAGGAATCCATATGAACACGGCGTACAGCATCAACAACGAGGACTTCAATTACACCGACGCGAGCGAGGCACTGCAGGCGCTTGCTGATGATGGGCGTCTCGTTGAGGGCGGCATCTATTACGAGTGCGACTGCGAAGAAGTACCTCTCACTCGCTACCTGCGCGCTAGTCGAATCCTGGATATCGCTGGCGACGACATTTTTGACGAAGTTGGCGAATCAGCAGAGGACGCGTTCATGGTCGGAGCGGCAGCCGAGCAGGAACTCAACAACCTACTTGCCAATTGGGCAAAGAAGCATCTGAACGGAGCGTATTGGCGCTGCATTGGCAAGCCTCGCGAGCTGACCGTGACAGCCGACGACGTTACCGAATACGCCTAACCCCTATTCCACACACCGAGCCGGGCGGGTTTCCCGGCGGAGATTGATATGACTCAGCACCTCCAAGTAGTGCCGATGACGCAGCAGGCCGTCGCCGTGTATGGCGAGCGGAGCCTGACGGCTGCGGACATGCGCGCCCAAGTGAACCTGATTCAGGACGTGATGCGTTCGGTCATGTTCGACGGCACGCACTACGGAACTATCCCCGGAACCAAGTCCGTGAGCCTCTACAAGGCTGGCGCGGAGAAGCTGATGGCAACCTTTCGCCTTGCCGCTGATCCCGAGGTCGAGGATCTGAGCGAGCCGGGCGAGGTCCACTACCGGGTGAAGGTCCGCATCATTTCCCCGTCCGGCGTGCTGCTGGGTGCGGGGCTGGGCGAGTGCAGCAGCCAAGAGGAAAAGTACGCTTGGCGCCGCCCGATCTGCCCCGAGGAATTTGAGGCCACGCCGGAGAACCGGCGCCGCATCAAGTTCAGCAAGTACCAGGGGCGCGTCGAGAAGCAGCAGCAGATACGGACCAACCCTGCCGACGTGCGCAACACCATCCTCAAGATGGCGAAGAAGCGCGGGCTGGTGGACGCGATCCTGACCGTCACCGCAGCGTCGGACATCTTCACCCAGGACATCGAGGACTTGCCCGAGGAATTGCGCGAGCAGGTTGCCGAGGACACACGCAGCCGCGCCCGCCCCGGCGCCCAGGCGGTGCAGCGGACCATCCCCGAGGACACGCCGGAACGCCTGTCGCTGATCGCTGACATGGTGGCCGTGGCCGACAGCGGCTCGGATGCCTTCCGTGAGGCATGGAAGGGGCTGAGCAAGGAGCAGCGCGCCCTGGTCGCTGACCGCATGGACGAGTTCAAGCAGCACGCCCTTGCCGCTGATGCCAAAGATGCGGAGGCCGAGTGATGGAGCAGAACACCATCGAATGGTTGCAGGCCCGCGCCGGCAAGATCACAGCCAGCCGCATGTGCGACGTGCTGGCGTTCGGCAAGCGTGACGGCAAGCCTCTCAAGTCCCGCCAGGACTACATCGGGGACATTGTGGCCGAGCTGCTGACGGGCGAGCCGAAGGAGCAGGTACGCGCAAAGCCACTGGATTGGGGACATGACGTGGAAGCCGCCGCCCGTGCCGCCTACGAGGCCGAGACGGGCGAAATCGTGCAGCAGGTCGGGTTTATGACCCATGCGCTCCTGCCCTACATCGGATGCTCGCCTGACGGCCTTATCGGGGCCTCCGGTCAGATGCAGATCAAGTGCCCGAACAACCCCGCCGTGCACATCGCCACGCTCCGCGACGGGATGCCCGAGGAACACATTCCCCAGGTGCAGGGCGAATTGTTTGTGACGGGACGCGAATGGTCGGACTTCGTGAGCTTCGACCCACGGATGCCCGAACACCTGCGCCTCTACCGCCAGCGGATCGTGCGCGATCAGAAGTACATCGACCAGCTTTCCGAAGCCTGCGCGTCCCTTTGGGCGGAAGTGCAGACGTACATCAACTATCTCAATCAGAGGGCAGCGTAATGGGCGTCCAGTACGAAATCACTGCGATCACCGGCAAGTACACCGACAAGGACGGCAACGAGAAGAACCGTTACACGAAGCTCGGCGTGGTCATCGAAGGCAAGAACGGCCCGATGATCAAGATGGAGAGCATCCCTGTGGGCTGGGATGGCTGGGCCTATCTCAACGAGCCGCGCGCCAAGGACGAGCAGCCGCAGCGCCAGGGCCGTCAACGTCAGGCACCGACGAATGACGACGATTCCAGCGACATTCCCTTCTGAGGCCCGCCATGACCGAAGCGATGCGAGAGCAGTTTGAGGCGTGGGCGCGCGGCGTTGGGTATTCGCTCGCCAAGCACCGTACTGAAGACGACTGGTACGTGAGCAACGAAACACAGGCAGCCTCGGACGGCTACCAAGCCGCCCTTTCCAGCCCTGCCGTGGCGGGGCTGGTGGAGGCGTTGAAGCTGGCGCGCACGGAGATGGATGGCCTGCCCCATTCGCTCGGCTACGACTTCACGCACATCCCGAAGATCGACGACGCCCTCGCCCAGTACGCCACCCTTGCCGGAGAGAAGGCATGAGCCAGTACACGCCGGAAGAGGAGGGGTAAGTGAATGAGCTGGCTCTTTTCGCAGGCGCTGGTGGCGGAATACTGGGCGGCAAGCTGCTCGGATGGCGCACGGTTTGCGCTGTCGAATGGAAGCCATATCCCGCAAGCGTTCTTGTCGCCCGGCAAAACGACGGATCACTTCCCGCCTTCCCTATCTGGGATGACATTCGCACCTTTGACGGGCTGCCTTGGCGCGGCGTTGTTGACGTGGTTTCTGGCGGATTTCCGTGCCAAGCGTTCAGCACCGCCGCCCGAGGCGCTAACAACGCGGAAGACCTTTGGCCGGAAATGCGGCGAGTCGTGGCAGATGTCGCTCCCTGGTGTGTCTTTGCCGAGAACGTTGCGGAAAGAGCGATCGATGCAGCCGCCGACGACCTCGAGACGATGGGTTACACGCCCAAAGCAATGGCCCTTTCAGCGAAGGACGTGGGTGCAGACCACATTCGGCGCAGGTTTTGGCTACTTGCATACGCCAACAGCCACCGGGAATTACTGCGCGCCAAGCATGCAGAAATGGCCCGCCTCGCGTCTTTACAGGCAAGTGTTTGGGGAAGTCACCCCAGAGAACCACGAATGGCTGATGGGGTGGCCGGAAGGATGGACCGCATTGAGGCCACGGGGAACGGACAAGTCCCACTCCGTGCTGCCGCAGCTTTCTGCTGCTTAGCGGAGGCCGCATGACGAACAACCCAAGGACAAGCCCAATGAACGCTGAGCTGAGAGAGGCGGCGGTGAGGGATGCGATCCCCACGTCTGCGTGGGAGGCGTTGCTGCCCGGTACGTACTACATGGACCCGCCTGACGGCGGCGACGTGTCCGTGTACGAGCAGATGCGGCGCATGGCGAAGGATGCGGCGCGGTATCGGTGGCTGCGGTCAAGGATTGCAGGACGCGACCATGTTGCCGAGCTTGTCGAGCTGAACGACGAAGGCGGGCGACTGCTATCGGAGAACGACGCCGCCATCGACACCGCCATGGCTCAGGAGGGTGCGGGGTGAGCGACTCAGCTACCTGCAGCTTTCTGCATCCTTTCTTCGTCGCGTCCGAGCAGAAAGACCTTGATGCCGCTTTTGAGGATGGCAAAGAACGTGCGATCCGTAGCCTAGAGGCGCGCATCGAGCGAGTACGAAGCACAACCCGCGCCGACTACAACAAGGCGTTCGGGGTAGACGCAGAGGTGACGCCGTGAGCGAGCAAGAGAAAGACAACATCGTCGCGCTGGTGGCTGCGCTGGTAGCGGGCGATCCGTGGCTATCCGCTGATGCCTGCGCGGCATTCTTGGGCGGAATCAAGCGGCGCACGTTCCTGGAAAAGATCGCGTGCCGTCCCGACTTCCCTGCCCCGGCCAAGGTGCTGGGCACTACGAAGCTCTGGCGGAAGTCCGAAGTGAACGCCTGGACCGAGCGGCAGAAGGTCAACCGAGCCGCTTAGCCAGATCGCTGGCCGACGTGTTGTAGTAAAGAAGAAGGCTTTTCAGATCCTTGTGCCCGATGACGCGGGCCAGCTCTAGCACGTCGAGCTTCTTGGATAGTCGCCAGATGGCCTCTGCACGCGAGTCATGGAAGTGAAGGTCGCCAAGCCCTGCTGATTGCCGCGCCTTGCGGAACAGCGCATCCCGCGTCGGCGGGTGCAGGTCGAACACCGTTGCGGTGTCCCTTGGCAGTACATCGAGTATTTCTATCGCGCGGCGGGACAGCGGAACGTCCCTCGCCTCGCCGTTCTTCGTCTTGGGCAGGTGGATGTAGCAGTCCTTTGTGTGGACATGCTCCCACGTCAGCCCCACGATTTCCCCTGCACGGCAGGCGGTTTCCAGCGCGAACAGAAACGCCAGCCCTGTGCGCTGCTTGGCCATGCCAGCCGCAAGCCCGTCATGCAGCCCTAGCGCCGTCGATAGGCGCTCTATCTCGTCATCCGTGACCCTGCGCTTGCGACTTGGCGGCGCCTTGGGCTTGCGCACGTCCTTGAGCGGGTTGCCGTTGATCCAGCCCCAGTCCCTGCGGGCGACTTCGATCACCGAGCGAAGCAGGTTCATCTCGCGCAACACGGTAGCCGGCGTGACGGACTTGAGGCGGGCGTCGCGCCAGTCGGATATGTCGGTTGGCGACAAGGCCGCCATAGGCCGCTTGGCGAGCGGCATGGCCGCCATGGCATCAAGCCGGGTCGCTTCCCACTTGTGGCCTTCTTTCTCGGGCGATACGTCGTCCCGGTATCGCCTCAGCGCATCACCCATGGTCTTGTCGGGCAGCTTCTTACCCGATAACTGGGCCTCGCGCTCAAGCGCCCAAGCTGCGGCCCGCGCCTTTGTGTCGAACGTGCCAGACTCGCGCACGCCGTTGACGTACACCTGGACGCGCCAACCCTTGCCGTGCCGATAGACGCTTGCCATGTTCCACCGTGGGGAATCCGTGGGGAACGATGATAGGGCAATGCGCACATCAGTAGGGCGCTACTGCGGAATGGCAGGCCGTAGGAATGGCTCAACGGCGCCATCTACGTGGTGTTATGCACTCAAGTAGGGCGGCACTGCAAAACGCCCACATTGCCTATTTCCGGCACCAGCACATCGCACAACGGCGCGGCTTCGCAGGTTCCAGTGGGGAATTTGTGGGCTGCGCCGTTCTGCTATGGCAACCCATCCCCTTAGGAGGGGGACGCTCTATCCAACTGAGCTACGGGGGCGCAGGCTTAGTCTACACATGCTCTACATAGACTGAGGCGGGACAGGCCAATTATGGCATGCACTCCGCCCGCGCCGGGCTGTAGGCGGATGCCGTCAGAGCACGTCGGCCAGCGGCGCGGCCAGCTGGTCGGCGGCGGTGATCGCGGCACGAATCGACCCGGCGGAAGCATCGGTCGCGGCAATCGGGAACACGTCCTGCTGCTGAGGCGCCGGTGCCGGGTCCGGGTTGGGAATCGGCACCTGCGGCTGCGGCTCGCCCAGCGCCAGCATCAGGCACGCCTTGCGCACGGTATCCACGCTGTATTCCGCCAGCGGAGCCGGCCAAATCTGGCGCCAGGTAGCGGTGCCGACGATCTGGCCATTGGCCTTGACCCTCGCCGCCCCGTTCACGCACTGAATCGCCACCACGCACAGGTCGATGGGCGCCGTCTCGGGGCGGTCATGGACGACGCATGAACACCACACCGTCTGCCCGGTGTCGAGCGTCACGGCGCTGCCGGCGGCCACCAGTTCGTCGGCCAAGCCGGAAATATCGATGCCATTTTGCGCGAGCACGGCAGCCACGCTGGCGGCGGCGTTGATCGAGGTGCTGAGTTTCGTGTAGCTCATGGGGCGGTACTCAGTTCAGGGGCTTGAGGTTGTGGTGCGAGAAAAGGTGCTCATGGTCGTCACCCGTCCAGAAGCAAGCGTTTTCGCAGGTGATGTGCTGTACATAGCCATCGCCGGCGTCTTCTACGGTGGCGATCCGCGTCGCCAATATCGGCACTGGGTACAAGACGCGCACGAAGGCCCCCAAGCTGCTACGCGCCAAAATGCAATCGCCGAAGCTCCCTGCGGACAGTTCCAGTGGTGCCGATGGTGAACAGGTAAGCGAGCGCCCATATTCATCGGCAACGCGCACGCGCGGCGAGGCCTTCCGCTCGGAGTAGGTGACGAGTCCCGCGCGACCATCCGACAGGCGCAGGTAATGACCCTCCTCCACATCCTGGGCGCGCACGCACCAGTCCGGTCGGTTCCCGTCAGGATCGGCGCGCAGCACCCACGCGTGTACATCCGGACAACTGCTACCGCCGCCGCCGCTCCCGGTGCCACTGGTGGGGTAGGTCACGGCAATCTTTCCTACCAGCACGCGGCCGTCGTTCGACATGGCGGTCAGCTGGCTCGTCGTAGCGGACAACGTGCGACTGCCGCCGGCGTACCCTGGGTCGTCGTAGTAGAGGTAGTACGTGGTCGTCGTGCCGGCGCTGCCGCTGACCGTCGTGCTGCTCGCGTTATAGGCGAGCGTTTGGCTACCGATCACCAAGCTGGCCGCCGCTACCGAAATGGTCGCGGATGTGGTGGTCGCGGAATAGGTGATGTTCCCCCCGGACCAGCCCGAGGCGTAGTTGCCCACGCCCACCATGATCTGATTGCGGAGGTCGCCCAACTGCGCGCCGCTACCAGCAACGCGCACGTCGTTGACCGTCACCGCTACCGCATTGAAGCATGCATAGGCGCTTCCACCGGCACAGCGTAGTGTCAACTGGGCGTAGGCTGCCGTCGATGGAACAGCCCCCGATGCCTTCGCCCCCACCCACGCAGCCGCAGAACTTGCCGCGCTAATGGCACTGATGACGCCCCCGGAGCTGTTGTAAAAAACGACATTGGCATCACATGAATACCCATTTACGGAGTAAATCTCGGCTGCGATTGAAATAACGTCGCCAGCCTTGACCGGCCATGACTTTTTCGAGGTGGCGTAGTTACCTACCCCACTGGATGTATACAGCACTAGGTACTGTTTACCGTAAATTGGCGATGGAGAGGTCGAATTGGAATAAATGCTGCAGCCAGGCTGCGCAACCCATCCGGGAACCGTCGTGTTGGATCCGCCGTCATTGACTTGGAATAGGCCATTATCAATGTCCCATGCCGCGCCCGTTCCCTGTTGCTGCATGGAGCGAACGAAAGCCAGCCCGTCCGCAACATTGTCCAAGTTTTTATTGACGTGCCCGCCCTGCGAGAAGTCGATGATGGCAAGGCCGTTGCCGTCCACCTGGTGGACCGCATAGCGACCACCGCCGTCAGCGACTTCGCCGATATTGCCGGCCTGCAATCCGATGGTCGCATTGGTCGCGGTGTAGTAACCGCTGGTGTGCGCGTCGTACTCAATTTCAACGATGGCCCGCGTTGCGCCCGTTGGCGCGGTGCCATAGACGCGGCTCACCCCTTGCGTGAAGTTGTTGGCGCCTGCATCGGGCGAGCAATACGTGGCACCCTGCGTGCTGTTGGTGATCTCCGTGTTCGCGTTGTTGAACCAACCGATGCGCACATAGGCCTTGGAGCCAGAGTTGGCGCCGACCGAGCGCAACGCCACGGCAGCCGTCACTACTTGGCCCGGCTTGACCGCGATGCCGCCTCCGGTGTTGTGGGCAGTCGTTGTGGTCTGCCCCGCGACGCCCGCATGGACGAGGTAGGTGCCTACGCTGGCATCTGGCGAGTTGC